TCACACGATTCATTATCTCAGAAGATGCACTCATGCTATATATTCCTCCCATAGAAATTTTCTCAAACCACTTCGCGTATTTCCGTCTAAAGCGATCCTGATAGCCTAATACAGAATGTCAAACGTCGAGCGTGAGGATTTCCTTGAGGAGGACGCAGAGATCCCTGGCCAGAAGTTTTGTCTCCTGAGTTTCTTGAGCCCGGAGAAGGTCCTCGCGAACAAGGATGTTTTCATGTTCAGCCAGTTCCTGAAGAACTATGAGTTCCAAAGCCGGACGAAGAACTTGGAGGCTTACCTGATGAAGGTGGTGAAGGGGATCAATACGAAGCTGGACGCCGAGGCAGATTCTCTCCTGGATAAGGATCTGAGTGGTGCCGCTGATCTGTGCCGTAATTCCAAGTTGCGCATTGACACTCTCATGGACGAGTTCCACCAGTTCGTGCAGACGAATGAACGCGAGTTGAAGGAGTCCACGCTCACCGATGTCTATGACGATTATATTTTCGCTAACAAGACCAAGCTGGAGGATGACTTCTATGCCAAGAATGAGTTCCGTACAACTGTGCGAGGACTGAAGATCCGCGGTGTCTATGGTTCACAGGCAGAGGCAGTGGCCCGTTCCAAGAAGCTTCAGCGCCTCGATACTCTCCATAATATCTTTGTGGGAGAGGTCGGGAAGTGGCTACCTTGGGATCCTTCCCCCAGTGATGTGTCCGAGCAGGAGTATGCTGAGGAGCAGCTGAATACCCTGATGAAGAAGTACAAGGAGAACGAGGAGCAGCGCGAGCAGTTCCAGAAGGAGCAGCGTGGGCGGTCCAAGAAGTCGACACAGGTCATGAATCCTGAGGCAGAAGAGAGCACTGGTGGAGAATCCTTCTCTGATATGTTTGGCTCAACAGGGCATGCAGATCTCGCAATGGCCCGTAAGAATGACTTGTCTGGGAATAGCTTCTAGGCCTGCAACCTCAATACCATTAAATCTCGAAGAGTAGTTCCAGATTTAAGAGTATTCTAAAGGGCTTACTTGTCGGGAAAGTAAACATTGGTAATAGGGGGCATGACAGCGCGACATGTGTTCTGCTGACAGAACTCTCCCTCCTGGCATGTAATACCTTTGCAATCACCCCTGCGTGAATCTACTCCTGCTCCACCAAAGCTGCTAGCCTGGAAGCCCTCGGGGAAGGAACGCACAAACATCCTACGAATGCTGGGAAGAAACGCGACCACTAGGAACAGAACTGCAAGTAGTCCAAAAATGGAATATCCTTTACGCCCCCTCATTTCTATAGGGGCTTTCTATTTTATGGAACAACCGGAAGAGGATTCCTATCATACATCTGGGGTTGATTCTGAGTATGGCAGTATCCATTCATACAGCGCATAGGAAAGGGGCATGGGGTCATATCAACTCCGCACTGTTGAGGCTGTCCTACTTGGAATCCCTCCAACATGGGGTTAATGCGATAGACGCGGTCGGCAATGAGCAGACCAATGGCGATCACTGATATCATGCCTAAGCAATACAAACCTTCCTTCATCTACCGATTTGTGCCGAAATTAAGTCAGCTCTTAGTTCTTTTTGTTAACATTGATGGCCGGCCCCTTGAGCCGCTTCGCCCCCAAAGGATCAAAGGCGTTATCATCCTCTTCCTGCTTATCACGGAAATAGTTGGCCGAATGCTGCCAGAACTCCGCCGCCCCGATACGGAAGTCGCTGTGTAGGTCGGCCCTATACCAGAAGATACAATCCTCCAGCTTAGCCGATTGACTCGTGTTGTCTACAACAAGGCATTCAAAGTTCTGCGTGCACTGGTCCATGATCTGACAGAAGAACTCGAAACTAGGGAAGGCGGAGGCATAGTTGTCAAAAATGCGCTTCCTGTTGGTCGTATAGGGCTCGCGCAGAATAAACACAAAGTCGACGTTAGTCCGGAGAGCTGGCTGGATACCCAGAGGATACTGCATCGTAATAATGAAAAACACCTTCAGCCAACGCCCGTTCATAAAAAGATAGCGAATGTTCTTGTCGTGGGTCCAGCTGTCATCATACATACAGTCATCCAGAATCATGAAAGAACGAGGGTCCAGGCGTGATTGGGCACCCCCTTGTATCTCCCTCTGGATCCTGCCCATAATCATCTTCTGCCGCTTGACGAAGTTAGCCAGAATGAGAGGCGAGAACTCTCCGTGAATGAAAAGAGGAGGGATCATCTTTCCATAAAAGGAGTTCGACTCCTCTGTACCACTGATAACCGTTCCGAGTGGCATATCCTGATGATGATATAACAGGTCACGAACCAGGGTGGATTTACCAGTACGACGACGACCAATAAAAATCACCACAGCATCCTGTGGGATTTTGCGCATGTCAAACTTCTTCAATGATACATTCACAGCCCCGGACATTCACAACTGTATGTATATAAACTTTTTTTCGCGTGCGTCATACCGCGATGTAAAGGCTCTTAAACCCGGTAAGAATGGATACCAATCTCCGGGGGATGACACTGCCTACTCCACGTTTCCGGTTGGCGCCTCTACCTAAAGAGCTTTGTGCCGTGCGGGGGTTCAACTCCCTCCAGACTTTCTTTCCTGCACTCACTAAGCTGTATAACCTGACGAAGGAGGAAACTGAGAATATCTGGCTCGACTCGAAATGGAGGATCTCGGGGATCGACATTTCTGGAACATCAGGGCCTTGTTCCCTGAACCTCGTGCTAAACCAGGATGTTTCTGGCTCGGATCCGGAGTCAAAGGTCCAGGCCGGCTATATGAAGGTCACGCATCTTCTGGACCCCATTCGATGGATGAAGCGAAAGTACAGTCTTCCCAAGCAGAATGGGCTCCCAGGCCACACGAAAACATGGACTTCTGCCTGGACAAAGCTACAGGATTCTGGGAATCAGGCTTACGTGGAGGCCGTGGCATCCTATGCCCTTGGCCGCCTACGGGAGGAGGGAATTTCGCCCCATTTCAACGAGTTCTATGGGGCCTTCTGTGCCCGTGCTGACCTCTACAGGTACAATCTGACGGAGGAGTTTGAGGACTACAAGAATACTAGCTGGCTCTGGGAGGGGCAGAAGAAGGGACTCTTCAAGATCTGCATGCTTGATAAACGCAACCCAGATATTCCTCTTTCTCAGGATATCATTAGCGAGTATTTGAAGGAGCCCTCTGTGATTGATTCTGATTCTGATTCCGATTCCGATTCCGATTCTGATGCATCCAGCGTAGAAGAGATTGACGTTGACAGTGATATTGAGGAGGAGGTGGAGGTAGAGGCGATGAAGATCACTGATGAAATGGCCTCGCTTCATTCGGATAAGATGTCTGCAGTTTCTTTTAATGAGGAGTCCGAAGGCGAATCCGATGAGTCAGATACATCGGAGACATACGATCAATATACGATTTATTCCGAGTTCCGTGATTTTCCCGTTATGCTCATCGCACTCGAGAAGAATAATGGGACAATGGATTCACTCCTCGACTCTATAGAGGCGGTGGGGGCAAAACATGGGACACCCGAATGGGAGTTGCGCTGGTCTGCCTGGATCTTTCAGGTCATTGCGGGGCTGATCGTGGCACAGAACATTTTCGGATTCACACACAATGATCTTCACACGAATAATATCGTGTGGTCCAATACGGAAGAGGAGTTTCTCTATTACGCGCTGAAGTCTGGGGCCACATTCAAGGTCCCCACGTTTGGAAAGATCTTCCGTATTATTGATTTCGGTCGTTCTATTTACACAATCAACGGGACACAGTTTATCAGCGACGACTTCGGCCCTGGGAACGATGCAGAAGGTCAGTACTCTTTCAAGCCTCTTCATCCTAATCCCCATACTGAGGTGCTACCCAACCCCTCCTTTGATCTGTGCCGACTTGCTGTGAGCCTATGCGAGTCTCTTTACCCTGATCCACCTGATGAGATCGAGGGTGGCGAGGTTTTGAGCTCAGAGGAGGGTATGGAGATCCGAGAGACAGTGTCACCTCTTTTTAACTGTCTGTGGTCGTGGATGATTGATGACGATGGGGAGAATGTTCTCCTCAATGCAGATGGATCGGAGCGGTTCCCTGATTTCGATCTCTACAAGCATATCGCGGCCTCCATTCATGTGGCGGTCCCTTCTAAGCAGCTGACGCATCCAGCTTTTGACCAGTTCCAAGTGAACCCGTCAGAAGTTGGGAATGTGCGAAAGTGGCAGTTGTTTATCTAGAATTTCCAAGTTATCGTGGAACTCTTAGTTTGTCACCTGACACAATGGGTTTGAAATACTTACTATAGTGTTTTATAACATACTCAACTGTTTTATCCTTCGCCTTAGGGTATAAATATTGTTCGTATGCATCTTGCGACATATTACTCGAGAGTACTGCCACTATATTAGTATCTTTATCAAAATCAGTATATATAGATTGGTGCTTCTTTGTACCCCTCTTCGGTAAGTTTACATATTTATGTGTCTTATCCTTGTAAATAAGAACCACATATTTTTCAGAAGCTAAACTACTCCAGAAGTGTTCAAGGTCCGGATTTTTCCCCCAAACTGTTTCGGGATCATTCAACATTTTTAAAACCCTTTTTGACACCTTTCGTGTCTTTCGTTTATTATCTACCATATTCTATATATATATGGTAGATAATATTTAAGTATGTCTAGAACCGCGAAACATTTATATCTCTAGAATTTTGGAACTCCTACTTTAACTTCCATTTCCTCTTTAATCTCCACTATCTCTGCTTTAGTGGGTGTAAAGAGCGTGAGAGGTGCAAGTGCTA